TTTACTGCTTGAATTTTTGCTGCCATCTCTGTTGAAAATGCACCAGCTTTAAATAAATCATCGAGCTGGTCACCTATGTCTGGATACTCTGGTTTTCTGTTTCTTTGATATGCTTTGGCATCATACTCTGTTTGGAGTCTTGTCATTTCTGCATCTATTTCTGCGTCAGTTGGTTTAGTTGTATTTGTATCTAACCAGTTTAATTCATCACCTGACATTGTCCATTCAGCACTTGGTCTTAATGATTGGATAGCTTTTATTTTATCAATCATGCTACTACCTCCATTAAGGTTAAAGTATTAGAATCTATATTGGCATAATTTGGATCATTAATTATACTAACAGTAAAAGCTGAATTATATGTACCAATTTTTACTTGATAGGTTATTGATGATGTTGTTGCTGGACTATCCATAATAACATGAGTTGCTGAATTATAACTATTTAAATCAGTAGCTGTTTCAGCATATACACCATCTAATCTATTAGTAAGCCAAGTAGAATCTCTATAAAGAGCAAGGAAACCTCTAGCATTATTATTATTCCCGCCAGCTGTTACTCTTAAACCAGCACTACATATAACTAAAATTTTATTAGATGTTGATGTTGGTGTAATAGATAAATTAAAACCAGTTACAGTTTGATAAGTAGTAGATGTAGTAGAAAAACTACTTGATGTAAATAACATTGATTTTACCTGAACAATTGTTCCAGCACCAACTGCTACTTCACCAGCTTTATCTGGCAAAGTAATAGTTCTATCAGTCGATGTAGAAGGCACAGTTAGGGTTACTGTTCCTGTTCCACTTGCATTTGGGGTTAAACGAATTTTACTCACTTATTCTCCTGGTTTTGGGTATTTAGCTTTTATAGGATCAACCATCTCTGTCTTCCAAGCATCTATACCATCATCGTAAATTTTTTCTAACTGCTTTTGCCAACTTGGATACTCTCTTGCTCTTTGTCTTTGGTATTCATTAGCATCGTATTTAGCTTGTAACCTAGTTATCTCTGCTTGTATCTCTGATTCTGTTGGTTGAGAATTTTTAGCATCTAACCACTCAATAGTTTCACCCCTTATTACAAATTCAGAGTTTGGTCTTAAAGAAAGTAATGCATCTGATTTTTTTATCATGCTTGTATCTCCATTACCATTAAATTTTCTTGCCCATCTTCACTAGAAGCATCATGAGCAATATCAATCGTATAACCAGTATTATAATTTCTAACCCTAAAATCAAAAGTAGTTGATGAAGTTGTACCCACTACTCCATAATATACTTTAGATGTGTTTACCCATATTCTTGTTTCATCTTTATAGTGGTCAAATGGGCCAGTACCATCATTTGGAGAAGTGGTTTTTTCGACCCCATCTTGAAATATTTTTTGCCCCCAACCACCTACACCTGAAGTAATTTTATTTATTTGTCCATTCCATACTACATAAACATAATTTGAAGCGCTTGTTGGTGTAATTGTAACTGAAACATTTGTAGCAGTCCAAGTTGTTGTATTAAGTGATGTTTCAGTAGAACTTGTAGCAAATGCAGTTTGAATGATAGTACCAGCTCGACCAGTATCCACAATAGTTCCTGTATTAGCTGACAATGCTAAATTGTTCAGACTTCCATTTCCAGTTCCAGTTATTGCTAAAGCCATTTAATCTCCTATACTATAGTCCATGTTGAAGAAGCAGGTATGGTGACGGTTATGCCGCTATTGATCGTAACAGGGCCAAATGAACCAGCATTCTTTCCAGTTGTTATTTGATAATCTGCACTAACGACAGAATCATTTTCCCAAAATACATAATTACCTGTACCACCTACAGCTCCATTATCTAATACTAAACCTCTAGGTATATATGCAATTACACTAACACTATCACCTGTAGTCGCACCTATAGTTAAAACTATAGTTGTTCCATTGGTAGCTGTATAGTCATCTCCATTTACTAACTTAACTCCATTTAGATATACATCTACATATCCAACTGTGTAACTGTTAGTAACAGTAAAAGTTGTTTGTCCAGATGTAGCAGTAAATTCATTTACTAATCTTTGTGATGCAACTCCTGGTGCGTTTCCTATATAACTCATTTACTCTCCATTTATCAATGCTTCAATATGTGCTTGATAAGCGTCTTTTATAGCTTGTGTGTGCATAATCGCAACAATATCTTTTATTTCTTGCGACTCATTTGATGCGTCATCAAGTGGATTAATAGTTCTTCTATGGTAATTTCTTGAAACTTCTTCCCCATTTTCAGTAATTCTAACCACTTCCCTTATTTGTATGATTTTAAATTCACCTACAATTTCTATTTTGTCTTGCGTAAATGTTTTTTCTAATGCCATTTTATGTCCTTTTATTCATCAGTATAATAAACCAAATTAATATCTGTTTGCGATGTGTTAGTTAGATCAGTTAAAGATACTGCACTTCCTGTATTATTTTTTGTCATAGAAATATTATTATCAAATACATACGAATTCATTGAGTAAGTAGAATTATTAATATTATTCCATCCAGTCATATTACAATTTCCAGTTCTACCACTTGCAGTTCCTTGCACAAAAGGAAGCCCTTTTATAATTGCACCTGTACCTCCTGACATTGTTCCTTTAGCACTTAATTTAAGTCTACCAGTAACATAAACAAGTGGCCCTACTTTTTTATAGTAACAAGTTTGATTAGTATAAGTTTGTCCACTTGAAGCATTCAATCCTCCAAATGTAGGAAGAAAAGTTCCTTCTTCAATGAAATCACTACTTAACATTGCTTCAGTAACAACTCCTGTATCTGCTACATTAACCACACTATTACTATTCTCTGTTAGATTGCCTACACTATTAGTAGTTCCACTTATCGTTGCATTTCCTGAAACAGTAGCATTTCCTGAAACAGTTAAATTACCTGGCACATTACCTTCTATTCGGAAACTCTGTGCGTTACCTATATATGACATCTAATCTCCTTAGAATAAATAACTAGTAATAACATCACAAGAACTAGCTGCACTTGCAAATGCTTTTATACTATCTGTTGGTTCTATTACTATTTTTTGATTACCACCTGCCACATACAAAGATCCACCAGGAAGAACAGTTGCATCCTTAACTATATATGCATTAGTTGATCCACCTTTGGATAAAAAAACACTTACAGTAATATTAGATGTTGTTGTATTTGATAAATTTAAACCTACAATTGTATGTGTTGTGGATGCAGCTACTGTATCAGTTACTACTGTAGCAGTTCCTTCTGTAGTAGCTATATCAACTACTGCTTTTGATTTAAATGGTGATGACATAATATTATCCTAATGCTATTGCAAATTGAATTGCTTGATTTGTAACTTCAGTTTGACTATATACAGACAAGTTAGTTCTTGCTGTAGATACACTAGCTACATCACTAAGATTATTAGAACTTTCCATCTTATCTGTATTAAGATTGATAAAGTTATTATCTAACTCTGTATTAGTAAGTGCAGAATTTTTAGCAGTAGCACCTGTTTGCCTTGTAATTATTGTCGACATAGTTTTCCTTTAAGATATTGTAATAACCCATGTAACTGTCATAGAATCACCAGCAGCTTTATTAACTACTGAGAATACAGATCTACATAACATAGTTCCTGAAGATGATGCGTTAAATACTCCAGCTTCTGCAACAGCTCCTGTTCCATTACCAGCTCCAAATGTAGCTGCATAAGTTACTGTGTTTGTTGATACTGTAGTTGAAGTTAAACTTTGAATATCTAACTGTGTTCCTAATGCAGTATCACCTGCTGCAGCCGCAGTATTACCTGAACCTATAGCCATATGTGACATAGCAGCATCAGTTGTATCTTTCATTCTAGATGCAATAAAGTTTTTACCAGTTGTTACTACAAGATTTTTATGTTCATAAACATCTTTAGTTCCATTCTCTCTATTTAAAACAATAGTAAGATTACCAGTTAGTTTTATGTTTTCTTCTTGTTTCATTTTTATCCTTTAAAAAGTTGATGTAGCTCCAACATAAGTTGGATCGTCAAAATAAGTTGCATCACAATAAGTTAAATGAACGATTGTTCCTGAATCAGATTGTGAAGATGAATCAGTTAATGCCTTAGTAAGACTATTTGTTAATTGTTCAGAAGGTGTAGATGAATCAGTAATACTTTTATCTAATAAGAAAGTATCAACATCAATGACAGATGGAGTATCAGTTAATGCTTTATCAAATGTAAATGTATCATCGTCTGCTATTGATTGACTATCATCTAAAGGTTTAGAAAGATTTATACCATCTATTACAGCAGATATAGATGAAACATCAGATAATGTTTTTGTGAATGACATTGTCTGATCATCATCAGGATTAGCAGCTCCTAAAAAATCATCTGTTGGTATAACAGAATTAGCTAATGATTTACTAACTAAGAAACTTAATCCACTATCAATTGGTGTAAATACATCTGATAAGTTTTTAGTAAATGATAAGAAGTTTTGTTCTGATACATTAACTGCAAATGATATAGTAGGATTTAATCCTCTAATATCTAAACTCGCACTTATCTTAATGTCTATCCACTCAACTTTCGCTACAGGAAACTCTGTAGTTGTCTTTGTCTTTGGATTGACAAAAGTTACACTAGCACGAAGTCTTGAAAATGCCATTAATTAAAATCTTCCCTTACTTTGAATTTTAAAACATCATAAACAGTTTGTATTTTATTATTAGAGAAAGTTACTTCTATCTCTCCTTCATAATCACCTGCATCTATATTTAAGTCTGTAGCTCCCCAAACAAACTGAACTCTACCACCTGAGCCAGCTATATTGTATGGTGCATCTACTGAAACAGAACTTGTTCCATCTGCTGCAACAACTGTAACTCCAGGTAATAGTGTTCCAGTTAATGTAGTTAAAGTTGTAGTTGCACCAACTTTTCTAAACTTCATTCTTGCTGTTGCACCATCTATAGCTACAGGATCTCCAGTTTTTTGATCTGATAATTCACAGATAACATCTGGTCTTGAATCACCTTGTACTAAATATATTTTCTCTGCCATTATATTGTCCTATACTTAACACTTAAGTCTGAACGCAAGTGTCCTCTTGTTGCTCTTTGTTTAGCTTTATTAATGCCACTAACATAAATATCTCTTTCTACAGCTGCTAGTTGTGGACTAGTATATGGTTTGCCTTGTGAAAGAAGTAATCTATACTTAGCACCTGCACTAATAATTTCAAAGTAATCTTCTAAAAGAACATCGTTAATAGTTGTTGCAGCTCTAGTTGGTTTTAGAGCAACTCTCATTGTTATCGCACTACCTACTGTTTCTGCTGGCATGGGATACAATGTAAATGTTCTTTCATCTTTTTGTAAAATATATTGAGGATCACTTGTTGATGTAGATGCAGTTGGAAATGCCCTATTATATATTTCAGGTATACCAATATCATCTGGTGCTAGTTGTGTTAACTGAAAAGACTTATACCAAGCTCTCATAACTTT